CAGGCTTGGACGCCGCAGGCTTGGACGCCGCAGGCTTGGACGCCGCAGGCTTGGACGCCGCAGGCTTGGAGTCCTCACCCTTCAGCTTGGTCCCGTAGGTCCCACCGTTCCACTTGAACGTGGTAGCGCCACTCTTGCGGGCGGCGGCGAAAGCCTGACTGAACGACTGTTTCTTGGCAGGTGCAGATTTCGAAGACGGGCCAGACGAGTAGTCCTTCCCCGGACCGACGCGGGAAGCAAGGTCTGCCTTCGGGAGACCCTCAGTCGGACGACTGGCTTCCTCCAGACCTTTCATATCGATATCGATGGGCTTGACCTTGCCCCCCTTGGCGTATTTCTTCACCGCCTTCAGGTCCTTGGCGTTCTCCTTGGACATGCGGTTGCCCGAGGCGACGCTATCACCAATCGGGGGCATACCGCCGGGCTTCTTGGGCATCGGTTTCTTCACGCTGCGGTCCTTTCCGTAGCAATCATCGGATACAGGATGTCATCGCCAAAATGGCCGGTGTATTCCTGCACACCCATGTGGCCAAGGGGGATGGTGGGGTCTATCCAGACTTCATAACCGAGCTCGCGGGCGCGGTCGCAGAACAGGAAGTCCTCACCGATATACCCCTCGTCGGTGAGCTTGAAATCGAACACCGCCGGCACCTGTTTGTTGCAGCGCTGGTCGAGGTAACTCCAATCGGGGTGGGTCGCCATCATATCAACGAAGACTTGGCGCTGAATCAGCATGAACGCTGTGGCGACGCGCTTACCACGAACGAGGCCCATGTTGTTCATCGTCAGACTACCATCGACGTCATGGTCAAGGTCCGCGATATAGGTCTTCCGGACATCACGCACGCGCGGTACAGCAGCGATGATACCCTTTTTAGGGTCCTCAGCCCACGCCATCAGGCGCAGGATATGCTCCGGCTCGAAGTTGATGTCGGAGTCGATGAACATGAGGTAGTCCGCGTTGGAGTCCAACATGTCTCGAACCAGCAGGTTACGGGCGCGGGAAACCACAGAGCAGCCGCAGACACTACCGATATGGATGTCGATACCGTGAGCAGGGGCCGCCTGAGCGAACCGCGCCAGCGACACCGCCAGCTTCAGCGACACTTTGAAGTCGTAGGCGGGCAAACCTACAAATACACGCTTACCCGCAAGATTGAACCCTTTTGAGACCTGCATCGGTCATCTCCGGATTACGCAGCGCCAAAGACGAGGACGGTATAAGTGGCCGCAGCCGGGTCAACAGGCGAAGCAGTGATGTTGGTGGCGCGGATGGTGACCGTATTGGTAGCCGAAACGAAGGCGTTGAACACAATACCGGCGGTCGGAGCAGCCGGGAGACCCATGACGACTTCGTCATTAACGGCAGCGCCGGTCACGGTGATGGTCAGGTCCGCCTGCGAAGCCGCGTTGATGGACGGAAAGTTCAGTGAAGCCGAGGCCGTCAGAATTTTGGTCAGCCGAGCGCCAACAGTCACGGTGCCAGTAGTCGGGTTGATCGAGACGATCTGAAAGCCGTTTTCGGACCGAACCGGACCGCTGAAGGTAGTGTTAGCCATCTCTCACTCCGTGTTGCAGCACATCCTCGTACCGTCTCTGCAACGTCTGCTAGGCCAGTCGGTACGAGTAAAACTCCTAGTTGCGTATTTGTAGCATGGAAAGCGGGTAAAGAAAAGGGGGCAAAAGCCCCCTTTTCCCGTCGCCTGCGAAGGGACTTACGCCGCGCCTTCCGAGCCGTAGATGGCCAGAGGGTCCGACCAGCCAAAGCTGTAACGCTCGCGGGCCTTGTAACGGACGTTGCCGGTGTCGAAGTCGCCGTCCATGTTGTTCTGCATGGGCGTGCGGACGAAGTGCTTCAGACCATTCGGCACATCAGTCGTCAGGAACCACGCATCCGGGTCGGTCAGGAAGTGGTTGACCGTGTACCCTTCCGGGATGGAGCCGTTCGACTTCAGGGCGTTGATGGTGTTGTCAGCGGTATCGACACGCAGCTCGGTTTCGAGCAGGCGGGTAGCCACGAACATCAAAGCCGGCGGAATGACCAGCTTGCGGGGCTTGGCCGCAATCAGCAGGCCGCGCTCGTCCTGCCACGCAGCAATCTGAATGACGGCGGCTTCGAGAGCCGTTTCATTCAGGTCAGCCGGAGTGGTCGGGATGTTCGAGTTGGTGCCACCCGAGACCAGCGGGTGCGAAGCCGAGAACAGCGGAACGCCATCCCCACCGGGGAAGTTGGCGCTGAAGCCGTTGTTCAGGACCGACGCGGCCTTGGTTTGCTTGGTATACGCCATGGCCCGAGCGAGAGCCTTGGTGTAGCGCGACGACAGCGAGTCGTACAGGTTGTCTTCGATGGCCTCCTCCGTGATGGAGAACCCGAGAGCAATCGTCTCGTGGTTGTAGCGGGCCGTCCAAGCTTCCTGCGCGTTGTCGTACGTGATCGCCTGACCTTCGTTCTTCACCGGAGCCGCCGAGAAGCCGGAGAGCTTGGTCTCTTCTTCGAACGAACGCTCGGAGCTTTCGGTCTCGAAGATTTCCTTGTGCTCTTCGCCGTAGCGGGCGTACTCAAGGCCGAACAGGGCGTTCAGACCCGGCAGGAGCTCCTTCAGGAGCTGTGCGCGTGAAATTGCCATTGTTCAGGTCCTCCTTACACGCCAGTGGGGTTGCGATACTGGTGCATACCGGCGTTCCAAGCCACGATGACTTCGGTGAACGAACCGGGCTGACCAGCGATGGCGGTCTCCGGAACCACATCAATGATGCGGACGGGGAACGTGTTGGTGGTAGCAGTCGTCGAGCTGATAGCCACGCGGCTGTTACCACTGGCCGTGCTGCCCGCGTTCTGCACCAGAACAGCATTGTTACCCACAGCGGTGCGGTTCACGAAGCTGATGGTCGTGCCAGACGAAACCACCGCCACCTTGAACAGCAGGTCCGGGTCATCAGCCACGAAAGCCGTGATGTCCGAGACGTTGACCGAACCGGGGTAGAACTGCCGGAAGGTCTTACCGAACGTGGGGTCGGTGTACGAACAACCGAGGAACACGCCCACCGGGGTGGCGGCGTTGGTGCCGGTTTCCTTCGCCAGAGTACCGTCGCTGTTCAGCTCAACCACGTCGCCAAAGAAGATGGCGGTAGCCGAGTTGGCAGTAATCGGAATCATCCGGGTGGAACCAGCAAACACCTGCCCACCGATGAGGTTCACCGGCAGAAGCCCGTAAGGGGCGTCAACAGAGGGATACGGCATTATTGCCTCCTAGGGTTTACTTGCCAGAACCGAACGACGTCGTAGACTTCCGCTCACGGAACAGAGGCATACGGGCGTCATTCTCTCTCATGAAGTTGTTGTCCACCGACTCCATCTGAGCGTTGTTGACCCGACCGTAATAAGCACGGCGCTGGTCCATGAACTCAGTGGGAATCTTGCAGAGCAGCAACCCGCCGATTTCGATGCCATCCTTGAACCTGCTGTTGGGGTCAGTCAGGTGCTGGAACTTCGGCTGTTCCTCCACACGAACTGCTTCCCAGCCCTCACGGAACTTGGCCGAGACGTTTTTGGCGTCGGCCTGCTCCCGAGTCGAAACGCGAATCCACTTGTAGGCGTATCCCGGCTGCTTGTCCGGTTCGGGGAGGCCCCCTGCCGGTGCCCAAGACTCGGGCCGCTTCTGAGTGATACGAGCTTCGAGCTCGCGCGTGATGCGATTTTCTGCCATGTCAGCGCTCCATCTTCATGAGTTCCCGAGCATACTGTTCGGGGGTGAGACCCAGACGCCGGGCAATGGCGACCTGAGAAGCCTTGAGCACAATCTTTTTGGAGGACGTGCTGCGAGAAGCGGGAGCGACGACCGGGGCAGGTTTGCCTGCACGCGCCCCCTTGTTGGGGGTTTCGGTCTGGGTGTCGTTGCCGAAATACTCCGGAAAACGACGACGCATCGTGTTGTCGATGGCGTTCCAATATTCGTCGGTGCCCACAAACTGCGGACCACGTTCACGCTCAAGCTTCTGGTGAAGCCCGAGGGCAGAAGCCGTCATCTCGGGGTCGGAACCATACCACGGATTGCGCTCTTGCCACGCAGCCGTCTTATTGTCCGGTCGAGGAATCTGGACCTGCGACTGATTGCTTACACCTTCTTCAGTATCCTGTAAAGGGGTAGTCGGGCGATAATTCTGAATCTGGTCGTGGCGGTAAGTAGCCCGCGCCAGTTTCTCTTGAGCCTCGACCAGCTTGTCGGCGTCACCGCTCTCATATGCTTCCCGATACTCGCGCTTCGCCTGTGCCAGCTCGAACTCCGCGTTCTGCTTGAAGCTGCCGACCAGCGTCTGTTCGCCCTGTGTCAGGGTTTCCTTCAGCTTGCGGTTTTCCTCCAGCAGGCGCTGCGCGGCAGCAAGGGCTTCCGACTTCTCGCGCGCCTCCCGCTCCTTCTCGCGGCGCTCGTCGTGCCACACCTTCTTCATCTGCTTGAGGCGCAGCTTGACCTTCTCGGAATAGTCTTCGAGCTCGTCAGCTTCGAGCTCCTTGACAATATCCTCCGGCATGGGCTCCCGGCCACGGTCTTCCGGCGGAGTATCGTCCTCCACCTGCACGGTGGAGGCTTCCTCGCCCTCCACTTCCCATTCAAAATCGTCTGTCTTGCCTGCCATTTACTCTCTCCTGTGCGGGTTTTGGCCCGTTACGCGCGCTTAATACCGCGCGGGTCCTCCACGACAGCTTCGATGCTATCGTCATTCAGCAGCCGGAACTCCTTGCCGTGAATCTTGATGCGGGTGCCGGCGTGCGGGCGGACAATGACGAAGTCACCCTCCTTGCACCACGGGCCACTCGGAAACCGGGTCGGGTCCTTGTAAGCGTCCGGGCCGACCTTCAGCACGAACAACACCGTCGCCAGCAGCTCTTCGTAGTGCTTGGTCACATCCGCCTTGAACAGGCCGCTCTCGAAGCGGTCCTCGACATCTGGAACGGCGCACAGAATGCGATACCCCGACGGGTCCGGCAGCTGCTTCGGCTTGTGTTCATCAGGTTGCGACGCAGCTTCGACGTTGGTCATCGTGCGCAGCGGTGGAAGTTCGAATGCGTCCTCAGTCTTCATCATGTTCCATCTTCCTTGCAGTCTCCTCGAAGAGACTGTTTGCCATCATCAGGCCGCGAACGATACCGCAGTAGAACTTGTACTCCCCGTGGTCCTTCGCCTTGCCGAGCGACAGGTCGTCCGACAATGCCTTGATGTCTTCCTGCACCTTGCTTGAAAGGTACTTAAGCAGGTCGCTACTCATTTAGCTTCCTTCTCGGGCGGTTGCGCAGGTTTGCCCCCCTGCGGTTGGGGCTGGGTTTGAGGCATGGCGGAGCGAGCGATTTCGACACCCACCCGCAGCCCCTCCAGCTGCTCCTGCGACGAGGTTTTGGCCTTGTCCGTCGCAATCTTGACCCCGGCGTTGAGGCCGGCAATTTGCGTCTGAGCCTCGATGCGAGAACGCTCGATGGCGAGCCGGTCGGCTTTCTCCGCAGCTGTGATGGCCAACTGCTTCTCCTTGAGCCCGACCTCCTTCTCCTTAATCTCCAGCTCCTTCATCTGCATCTGGACCACCGGGTCCTGAGCCGCCTGCTGCGCCTGCTGCTGCGCCGCTTCGTTCTGGTTCTTCTGGAGGAGCTGCCCGGCGGCGGCAGCGGCCAGACGAGAAATCGCCACCTCGGTATCCGGGTCCATCTGGGCGTCCGGCGGAGGCAACGGGACACCCGCCTGCTGCTCGATCTGCTTGCGGTACTCGAACGCCACATGCTCCGCGATGTGTGCCTGCATGGCAGCCATCATCGTCTGCGCCGCCGGGTTCTGGCCGATGAGTTGCTGAATCTTGGGGTCCTGCATGGCCGACATATGCACAGCGATGTGCGCCTCGTGGTCCTGATACAGGAACGCCTTCACCGGCTTACCGTTCAGTACATCCATGTTTTCACTGATCGGGTCGCGCGGCTTCATGTCGTCACCATCTTTCAACGGCACGAGCTTGTTGGCGTTCTGGATACCCAGCACCTCCAACATCTGCCGATGCAGGTAAGGCATGTCGTAAATCTGCGGCGCGGTCTGCGCCAGCTGGATAACTGCTTGATACTGGACGATTTTCTGCGCCATGGTGGCGGCGTTGGGGTCCGACACCGGGATGACGTTGACGAGGTCATAGTCCGACTTCTTGGCCTTGCGGCTACCCTCGTAGGGTTCGTAGTCGTAGTCCTCATCGGTGTGGTCGCGGATGATGGCCTTCAGGAGCTTGAACTCCTGCTTCATCGCGTAGTGGATGCGCGCCTGCACCGCCGACATAATCTTCAGCGTGCGCTCGAGGATGGCCAGCGTAGTCCCCACCGGAGCCTGCGCCGACATATCGCTAATCTTGAGGTCAGCAGCCGCAGCGAACCGACGCCCCTCATCCACGATGGTCTGGAGCAGCTGATACAGGACCAGCGACGGTTCCTTGTAGGGGAGCGGCAGGATATTGTCGCGCAGCGAGCCCGACGCCACGTCGACGTCACGGAACTCCGCCGGGCTGATGGGGGTATCGTCACCCTTGACCCGCAGGCCCTTGGTCTTGAAGCCGCCGGGCAGGTTGCTCAGCGTGCCAGCGTCGACCAGCTGACGGATAATGCTCGTCCCCGACTTGGCGAAAGCCCCGATGAGATGGATGAGGCCGAAAGCATAAAAGCCGAAGCCCGGCACATAGGCGTAGTGCACGAAGTGGTTGCGCTTCGTCTTGAGCTCGTCGTCCGGGTTCCAGTTACGCCGGATGGCCAGCACAGTCTGACTCGCCTTCTCGATGGTCACCACATAGGGCACCGCGATGCCGGCTTCCACCTCCTCACTGGCGTACTGGTCATCCTCGATGACCAGATCGACGTGCATCTCCAACAGCTTGTAGCGGTCGTCCGAGGTAGCCCGGAAGCCCATCTTCTCCGCAATCGCCTTCTCGATTTCGTCGAACGTATCCGACGGCTCCGGCAGGCCGATGTCGCGGTAGAAGCCACTGGCCTGAAGCTTGCGCACCTCGTTGGGGGTCTTGCGCATCACATGGGTCACGCGCTCAGCGGTTTCGAGGCTCGACGCGCCATAGGGGACGACCACGTCCTCAGCAGGCAGATACATAGCCGTCTGACGGTCCAGACTGGGGTCAAAATACACCTTCTTGAAGGCGTTCCCGGCCAGACCAAGGCCCCAGAGCATCCGCTCGTGCTCCGGGCGATACTCCGTCATCACCTCGGTCATCTGGTAGTTCATGTCGGCCTGCACGCGGTTGGCAGCCTCCATGGTCTCGGTCGTTTCCCGACCGATAATCTCGGTTTTGACCGGCCCCTGCGCCGGGAACGTCTCCATCATGGTCTCAGCTTGGAACCGGACCAGTGCTTCGCTCAGCAGCGGGTGGTAGACGCCGCAAGCCCCCGGCCAAGGCTCTGTCCGGTCCTCGACCTTCATCCCCAGCAGCTCCAGACCGTCCACATAGGTCTGTATCCAGTCCTTCCGACTGGCAATATCCTCGTCGAACTCGCCAATCAGGTCCCCGGCAAGCTGCGCGAGGCGTCCATCATCCATGGTTTCGGCCAAATTGGACGAAAACTCGCTGTCCTCGACCTCAGAGCCCGGCTCCAGCTCGATTTCCATGTCCCCGGTGGCGATTTTGACGCTCTCCGGGTCCTCAATCTCGATTTCCAGAGCCGGTTCAAGCGCCATCAGGGGCGCGTCCAGCCCAGAAAGCCCCTTCGGAGCCCTGTTGAGTGCCTTGTCGATGGCCATTTACGCCTCCTTGGGCTTCCGGGTGCGGGTTTTCGCCACTTTTACCGGCTCAACCGGCGTTTCGGGGGCGACTTCTTCCTCGGTGACCGCACTGGCCGCCGCCACAGCGGCCCCGAACGCAGCGCCAGCCTCAATAGCGGCGTTAAACGCCCGCTTCTGGGCGTCACTCCACTCTTTCCACCACGTGCGGAACACGGGAGCAGCCGGTTTGAGCTCGGTCATCAATAATATCCCTGCTTGCGATGGGACTTGAAATACACCGGTTCGTCTTCTTGGTCTAGCGCAGTAGACACAAAACCACCGCGACGGAAGCGATGCATAGCCATGGATACGGTATCTGTATAGTCATCGTGCGAACCCGCCGGAAATTCCGCCACTTCGTCAATGACTTCCTCCGCCCACCGCGTTGCTGGAGCCCAAACTCTACCAGAGGCAAAGATATCAGCAACAGCATTCAGACGGGAAATCTTGTCGTTACCCCGTGTCGGCGTGAACTCCTGCACGGGTATACCCATCGCCCGCAGCTCGTATATCAGCGGGCTACCGGTGGCCTTTTTCTCGATGATGACCCCGTCAGGCTGCCACTCCTTGTAGTCGTCGATGGCCCACTGTTTCAGTGTCGGGAACTCCACGCGGTCGCGGAAGGCATTGAGCAGGATGATGTTGGCTTGGTCAGTACCATTCTCGTCAGGGTGGTAGAACACACCCCATGTGGTGCAGGCGCTATAGTCAGCACGCTGGGTTTTCTCGAACGCCGTGTCCCATGCCTGAAGAATGAAGTCGCACGGTGGGGGTGTCTCCCGCTCCCATGTCTGCCACCACTCGCGCTTCACGATGGCCGCCGACTCCGACACCGGGTCCTGCTGGTACTGGGCCATCCACTTGCTGTTGGGGACGTCGCGCTTGACCCTCAACAGTTCGTCGACCGCCCAGAACTCGGGCCACAGCGGGTTGCCACTGGGCAGCAGTGCCGGGAACTCCACAATCTCCCACTCGCCAAGGCTGTCGTTGGCCGAGGCGTCCTTGATAATCTGCCCGGTCAGGTCGCGCTTCGACCACCGCGTCATCACGATGATGATGGCCCCGCCCGGCTGGAGGCGCTGGCGCGGACCCGAGGTATACCACTCATAGGTCTTGTCGTAGATGTCCGGGTTCACTTCCGCGAGTGCGGCTTCCTGCTCGGAGTGAGGGTCGTCGATGATGAGCAGGTCAGCACCCTTACCGGTCACGGCACCGCCGATACCGATAGCGAAGTAGTCACCCATCTTGCTGGTGTTCCAGCGCCCCGCCGCCTTCGAGTCTGCCGACAACTGAAGCTCGGGAAAGATGTTCCGGTATACGTCCGTATCCACAAGGTTACGCACTTTACGGCCGAAGCCCACGGCCAGCTCAGCCGTGTGCGAGCACTGGATGACCTTCTTGTGCGGGAACTTGCCGAGGAACCACGCGGGCAGGAGGTAGCTGGCGAACTCCGACTTGGTATGCCGGGGTGGCATGTTGATGATGAGGCGCTTGAGCTCCCCGCGCGCCACTCGCTCGAAGGCGTCGGCCATCTTGGCGTGGTGCCTACCCCCGATGAACGTCGGCCACACTTCCTTGACGAAGGCCATGAAGCGCTCGTTACACAGGCGTTTCTTCTTCAGGTCCTCCAGCCGGTCGAGCTCAGCCAGCAGCTTCTCCTGCTCATGCACGGGGAGCATGTGCAGAATCTTGGGGATGTCCTTCAAGGACACGTTACTGGGGTTGAACCCACGAGGCATCAGTTATTGAACACCCCAGACTTGGCGTGTTCCAGTGCGCCGAGCATCCGCCAGCGGTCCTCGAAGTTACCGTAACTCTCGAAGCAATAGCCTTCCTTGTCGTTGGCCACGACGACCATTTCGAGAATCTCGTTGTTCTCCCAGCGGTCAGCCAACTCACGCAGATACTCCGCCGCCTCCTTGTTGCGCTTCACCCGCGCCGGGTCGACGGCGTCCACGACTTTCAGTTCAGGCTTCATCTTCGTCCTCCACCACGGGCTTGCGTTCAAAACGCCCGAGTTCTT